ATGGCTAGAACAAAGTTGAAAGATATACCGACTAAGGAAAATACAATCAGTGAACCAAAACAAGTTGTAGTAAAACCACTGTTTGCTAAACCAAACGCGCTAGCAAGTATTTTTGGTATTTCGTATAGTTCGACAAATCGTATTTTAAAAGAGTGGGAGAAAGATCCTAAAGGTGTTGACGATTTGTATTATTCATTGTCATCAACTATGACGGTTATCAGTATTCCTAGATTTGAGGAGTACATGAAGAAACGTCATAAAAAATGGATGTAGGAGGCAAGGCAATGAAAATGTACTTAACTTATATTTGCTTAGTTTCATTGTTAACAATACTATTACTAGCAATATCTAACATGTATGTCGCTTTTAGTGTGTACGGCATGATGGTAACTTATGGATTTAATTTAACAGGAGAGATTACAACGTGCGAAAACAAGTGATTATTACAAAAACAGTAGTTGGCTGGTACAACATTAAAGATACTCAACATAATTTAATGTTAAATATACCGCCAAAAGTATTTGAACAGTACTTTCCTGATGTTAGTAAAGATGTTCAAGTTGCGTGTTTAGAAATGGATTTATCAAAAATTACAGAAATTAAAAATAAGAAAAAGGTAGGTAGTTAAGATGGAAATCAAACAAAAATATCAATTATCAAAAGTGGTTAAAATATTAGAAGTAGTATTATACGAGGAAGATAAGTTTCAATCCGATAAGGACTATCATTATCAGGATAAAGCATTTTATGAATATGCTTTAAAGTTAGTTCATAATGGATTGTTCAATATTCTTGCTGAATTAGATTTTGAAGATGAAGTATTTTTAATTCTTGATGAAGTAACGATGACGCTAAGTGATGTCATGAAAGAAACACAACACGTTTATCGTTATAGTGTCATAGACGAAAAAGGTGAACATAAACATACAACAGATCGCAAAGGACACGTGATTGGAATGTTAGAGTGGGCATTAGATTACATTGCGGGAAATATTGAAGTGGAGGAATTATAAATGAATTGGGAGATTAGAAATTTAATGTGTGATATTGAAGTGATAAAAGAAAAGTTGGAAGATTTAGCGACTACACATACATGGTTTGTAGATGAACGATTTACGAAGAGATCAATAAAAACTAAAGAAGAAGTGGTTAATTACGGTCTAGCGTATAACGAACATAGAATTCACAACGAACAAGTTACAGAATTAATGCTTACTTATTTGAAAGAATTAGACGGTTTAATGAATAAGTTTCATGAAATAGAAAAAGCATCATCTGATGTAAGTTTGGCGACCGAATCAGATGACGCGCAGAAATTAAAAATTACAGAGTAATTAATAAAAAATAACTATTTTTATTATAACATTTTTTACTCTGTGAATCACTAGAGGTGCAAAAAATGAATGAAATTAAATTAGAATATGACACACATGTTTCAGTGGTACATTATGAAAGTTTAGACTCACGTTCATTTAAGAGCTTTTCAAAACCTAAATGGAGTAAGTTGGTTAATAAACTGTCTGTACCTATAGAAGCAAATTATAAGTATGCACGTGGTGTTGCTGTATATGGTGATATTAAAGACGATACTGATGAAAATGGTAATGAATATAAGAAATATCGTAAAGACGAAAATGTTATTTATCGTGATGTCCTAGTGCTGGACTACGATGATATACCTAAGTTAAGAATACTACATGATGCAATTACGGAGACTTTAAAAGGTGTTTCCTGGATGTACCACACTACATTTAATCATCGAACAGAAAGTCCTAGAGTACGTTTATATATTGCTTTGAATGAGCATATAAGTGCAGATGAATACCGTAAATATACAAAAGTGTTAGAGAGCAAGATAGGTCATCCAGTGGACGAGGGAAGTTATCAACCTAGCAGAGCGATGGCGTTACCAGTAAAGAAATCAAACGATTCAATTTACATCTTTAAATATAATGATGCACCGATTTTGAGTGTTGAAACGCTAGAAGAATGGTCAAAAGAGCTTAAATCACAATATAAAGAATCAAATAAATTCAAATATCCTAAGCGTCGTGATAATGAATTTTGGAAGTCAATTGCTTTTGGGGTCTCAACAGGTAACCGAAACCAAATGTTAACATCGTTAATTGGTGTATTGCTAAATAGACGTGTACCCGATCCGTTAGTATATGCATATTGCTTTATGTGGAATGAAAATTGTAATCCTCCATTGAGTTCTAGAGAGTTTAACGCCACATTTGAATCTATATACAAACGAGAACATCGATAAGGAGGTATTTTATGACAATATTTCCAGACTTTTTGGAAAATAAAACAATGTTTGATGAAAAAGATTTCTTTGACGGTAATAAATTTAAATTTTATGAATTTGCCTTGTTTTTATATGAAGAATATCACGGTTGCTATATTGATAACCGTCCACATGTGTTCACTGGTAAGAAATATGAACCACTAAATATAGATGTTGTCCGTAAGATTACCATTAAATATATTCCATCCTTGAGAGAACAACAAAATAAAGAAGTGTTTCAGAAGTTAAAAACTTTATGTTTAGGTAATCATCAAGAACAATGTCCAGCACGTTATATAGGTTTAAAGAATGGAATATATGACACTGTTGAAGAAAGGTTAAATCCTTTTAGTCCTCAATACTATATAACCAATATTATAGATGTTGATTTTGATAAAGGTGCTCAAAGTGATTTGATAGAAAGATTCATCAAAGATATTTTAAATGAAGATGAAGAAGTAGAACAATTAATATATGAAATGATCGGCTACGGTTTATACCGTGATAATTTCCTACAAGTTGCTTTCTTCTACTATAGTCCTGGTGGTAATGGTAAAACAACATTACTTAAATTATTGCACCATTTCTATAATCCAGAGAATACGACGGCGTTATCTTTTAATGATTTAAACGATAAGTTCAAACCGGCCAACTTACAAGGGAAATTAGTGAATATTGCGGATGATATTGATCCAAATAGAATAAAAGATACAGGTAACTTTAAGATTATTGTGACTGGTAACTACATTACACTTGAGTTTAAAGGACAAGACGCATTTGAGTTTAAGCCTTATGTAAAACTTATATTTGCTAGTAATGAATTACCAATGAGTAATGATAAGAGTGAAGGTTTTTATAGACGTATGGTAATTATTCCTATGTTGCGTAAGTTCGGCAAAGGTGGGCAGAAAAAAGATCCAATGTTATTGAACAAATTGATAACACCGCATAATATGTCAGCCTTACTTAATTTAGCTTTAAAAGGTTTAAAAAGAACATTAGAAAATAACGAGATTATCGAACCGAAAATTGCTAGAAAGACAAAAGAGGAATATCAATTTGAGAATAATCCAGTTTTGCAGTTCATAGAAGATGCGACAGACAAGGATTATAGACAATTGCCAGTAGTAGAAGGGCGTAATACTGATAAAGCATACGAAATATATCAAATATGGTGTGTGAATAACGGTTATCATCATCTTAATAAGTTCAATTTTTCTAAAGAATTGGCGAAAATTGGTTATAAAACAGTTAGCTATTATTCAAGAGTAGAAGAAAAAAGTAAAAGATTTTATAAAAAAGAAAACACCATAAATATATATGATGTTGATGGTAGCATATTGAAAAAGCTCACAGAATAAGTGTGAGTAAATTTATATAAGTGTGAGATTACAAACATTAATATATCAATACTTTTAAAGGTTTTCTCACACCTCACACTTTATTTTAACTTTAAAACAGATAAATCGTTATATGAATTATATATGTTCAATTACTTAATTTATCTGTGAGGTGTGAGAAATAAGTTGTAACACTTGATATTAAAGCGTTTATATCATTACAAGTAAGTGTGAGAAAAAAGAATATACTGTGAGGTTTTGAAATGAACAATATAAAAGGTGAGTTAGTAAATTATATTAAAAACAATGCTGGTACATCATTTGTAGAAATAGAAAAAGTGTTTGATGAAAACGCCTTTGATTATAAAGGTCAAGGAGCATACACAAGTGCAGTGAATAATAATATTGTGTATTGGTATGGGTGGAATAAACAAGCATTTAATTTAGTAAGTGATCTAGTGAATGATGGTGTTATAGAAATGAATATTTGTGAATCAATTATTTATATAGTTGATGGTAAAGGGCTTAATTTCCCTATTTTAAAGTCAGATGATGTAGACACATATCATTGGTTACCTGTCACGTTTACTATTAGTAAGAAAGAAATGGAGTGTGTTTAAAGTGAATGAAAAACATAATATTTTCAATAGATTTGGTAGAAACACTTCTATTCAAACTGTAGCAGTTAAAGATACTTACTTTATTGAATATCGAAAGGGAGACGAAATAAAGTATTTCCCAATAGAACTTGCTACGGTAGTAAAAGCATTAAACATTGATTTACATGACAGTGATACTGTTTCAAATTATGAGAATGGGCCAAAATTTGATATTAAAAAATTGAACCTCTATACAGGTGACATGGACCAAATAGGAGATGAATAAAATGAATATAGAAATTATCGCAAACCAATTTGAAACACGAGCAGGCACGTTACTAAGGTACTACACGGGATTGTTAGAATATAGTAAAGTGCAACCGTGTTGCTTTAAGTTATACAATGATCCATTTGATATGGCATACGTGATGATGAACGGGAAGTTATTCGGTCATGTATATATTAAAGATTGTAAAGTAAGGCAATCATTTGAATTGGCGTCACCTAAGCACACTGAGGGGCTTATAAGAAGCATAGAGGGGCATTATGTAGGTTATGAGTTACATGATGGTAAACAGCTTTCTATTAGTGATATGATGGCCAGTCAATTATTTGAAGATGAGTATTTTATGTATGGATTACAAACATATGCAGAATCAAATAATAGTGATGTGTTTGAGTACCTAGAAAATGGATTTGATACCGATACACTTGAGGGCATTCAATCGAGTAATACTGATGTGATAGCGAATATTGAAATGTTGTATCAGTTAGCTACGGGAATCAATGAACCAGTACCAGAGTTAGTTGAGGGGTTAAAATTAGTAACTGAGTTTGTACAAGATGAGAATGCGACACAAGAGGATTACAAGGCGTTAGAACGTAAATTGAATGATCTAAAAGCGTCTTACTATAGCTTGAGTAAATAATGTTATGAGGGGTCACATGTAGTGTGTGGCTCCTGATAAAAATAATAAGGTTACAGCAATGTATACGAATTTTGGTGTTGCTAATACAAGCTAAAGTTTGTGTTTTTGGTATAGGGTTAAAAGTTAAGTTTGTTCGTAATATGTTCGTATCATTTTGACGAACTAGGGTTCTGTTAAAGTGCAATGCTAAAGGTTGGTTTTTAAGTTTTTAACACGATTTTATAAGTGTTATATGAGATAAGCTAAACAACTGATGAAATGCGCTATAAAGCGAACATAAGTTTGTTTTAGGTTAGTGAAAATGGTATAATTTAGGTATGAAATAATTAAAAGAAAGAGGTGTGAAGATGCAAAGCATCGCAGAAAAAGAGACGTATCATTTACCCACCGAACACCTGCAAGTTTTCAATGTGATAAAAAATACGTCCAATAAGTATATTACTAAAACTAAAATCTTAAATCAATTGGGATATGAATATAATTCAAGCAATGAACGATGGTTACGAAGAGTAATCAATTCATTAGTATATGATTATGGCTATCCTATCGGATGCAGTTATAAACCTAGTGAACGTGGTTATTACATCATTACGACAGAACAAGAAAAGCAACAAGCGATGAGAAGTATTAAGAAATTAGCTGATGGCAGTATGAAACGCTATGAAGCTTTGAAACGAATTGAAGTGTAAAGGAGTATTTTAAATGGAAACAAATCAGTACGAAGAATTAAGTGAAGTATTAGAACTGACTGAAAACCAAAAGTTGAGATTATATATATATCAAGAGAGACAAAATAAAAACATAAAACAAGATAATAAAGACGCAACACAAAGTACAGAAGAAAAACGTGAAAAACGTCAAAAAATTTTAGACATTAAAGATGATGTAACTAGACAAAATGCAATTGCGAAAAATATAGAGTTATTTAACTAGGGGTGAAATAATGCAAACAATCAAAGAGATTGATAAGTATAAAAACAATATCCATGAATATGGTAATGATATAAATAAATTAGAGTCAAATGTTAATGATGCCAAGAATGAACTAGCGAGTAAAAATAAAGAGTATCAAGATTTGGTGATTAACGGAAAAGTAGAGCAAGCAGATAAATTATATAGTGAGATTGAAAAATTAGAAGCTGATTATCGTGTGAAAAATAAAAGGTTAACTGTAATGAAACGCTCACTTAAGCAAGTTGTAATAAAAAATTGTGAAAGTATGACTCAAGTGGCTGATCGTTTAAGAGATGAATATATTAACGTGTATCAAGATGATTTAAATAACTATGAGCAACTTAAACAAGAATTACAAGAAGCTGAGAATAAATTGAAAGCTTATAATAATGAGTACTATATAAAGCAGCAAGAGTTATCACGCTATATTGATGGGAAGAGACGAGAAAATGATATTCAAAATATTGAATTTATTGGCGCAGTTAATATTATTGAACCATTTAATGTTTAATTATAATACTATCAATGTATGTTCCTAGAGTATTGAAATGAACTATGAGGCTGGGACATTAAGTTTTTAGGCAATGTAAAAAAGCTGATTTCTATTAATTATTTGATGGAAATCAGCTTTTTTGATATTTATTTTATAATGTACAGCTCGTTGAGCTGCTATTTTCCTTATATTAAGTGCCATTAATACAAAACCTAGCTCTCGTTTAACTTTATTTATTCCTCGAACTGACATTCGAGTGAAACCCAAAATAGCCTTCATAAATCCAAAAACAGACTCTACATCAATTTTTCTTTGACTATAGATTTTTTTCGTTTCTGGTTCAGAAAGCTTTTGATTAATTTGGGCTTTAAAGTATTCCCAATTATAATTCTTCATGATTTTCTTATTGGATTTCGAATTTGGCTTCATGCATTGTTGCCTCAAAGAACATGCTGAACAGTCATCGCATTCATATAGTTTGAAGTCACGTTTAAAACCATATCTATCATTACGGTTTGCATATCTTTTAAAACCTATTCTTTTGTTATTAGGACATATAAATTCATCATTAAGTTCGTCATATTTCCAGTTTTGAGTGTTAAAAATGTCACTTTTAAACTTTCTCGTTTTATCTTTAATAAACATACCATACGTAATAAGTGGCGTTTTATTAAAATCATCTATAATAGCCATATAGTTTTGCTCACTACCATAACCTGCATCAGCTACAATATACTCCGGTAAATAACCGAAGGTATTTTGAATCATTGTTAAAAATGGAATTAAAGTTCTAGTATCTGTCGGGTTTTGAAATAGGTCATAGGATAAAACAAATTGAGAATTTGTCGCTATTTGTAAATTGTATCCTGGCTTAAGTTGGCCATTTTTCATATGGTCTTCCTTCATTCTCATAAAAGTTGCATCATGATCAGTTTTAGAAAAGCTATTTCTATCTTTAAGAATCGATTTTTGTTCTTCATATTTACTTTTTCTTTCGGAATAATCATCAAATTTCTTTTTGAACTTCTTAATCTCAGTTCTTTTTTTACGGGTCTGTTTTCTAATTTGAGTACAATCTTCATTCTGAATAGAATGATTTAAATCTTCGATTTCTTTATCTAAATGACTACCAATTAAATCTATTTCTTCTATTGTTAAATCGCTATCTCCATCTTCTTTTATCTCTGGTATTATTTTTTCTTCAACTAAGTCACGATATAATGCTTTTGAATTTTCGTTCAATTTCGATTCGTGATTTTGAATACTTTTCTTCCACACAAATGTATACCTATTGGCATTAGCTTCTACTTTTGTACCATCAATAAAAATTGAATTATCATCAATAAGATTTTGCTTTAAACATTGACTATGAAACTGAATAAATAAAGATTCAATTAATGCATCAGTATTAGGATTTACTCTAAAACGATTAATAGTTTTATAAGAAGGTGTTTGATTTTGAGCTAACCACATCATTCGAATACTGTCATGAAGTAATTTCTCTATTCTACGACCAGAAAATACAGATTGAGTGTATGCATATAAGATAATTTTTAACATCATTTTTGGATGATAGGATGTTGCGCCACGATGATGTCTGAATTCATCGAATTCGCTATCAGGTATCGTTTCAACAATTTCATTAACATATCGTGAAATATCATTTTGAGGAATTCTAACAGAAGTTTCTATTGGTAGTGTAAGTTGGGTCATGTTATAATTTTTATACATAAGGCACCTCGTTAATTTAGTTTAGTGGTATTTATTAAATTATACGAAAGTGTCTTATTTTTTTAAAGTATTTCAAAGTAAAATTACATGTTAATACGTAGTATTAATGGCGAGACTCCTGAGGGAGCAGTGCCAGTCGAAGACCAAGGCTGAGACGGCACCCTAGGAAGGGATCCGTCATCAAAAATTCTATTTATAGAATTTTACAGTAATGTGCCAGACGGGCAAAGCGAAGCCATTCAATACGAAGTATTGTATAAATAGAGAACAGCAGTAAGATATTTTCTAATTGAAAATTATCTTACTGCTGCTTTTTAGGGATTTATGTCCCAGCCTCCTCTATATAGGGGTGAATAAATGAAACTGCTTAAAACGAAGTATTGTTTATATTATCGTAATGGCTACAATAAACTATCTGAGTATCAACTATTAACGCAATTTAACCCAACATTTATTAATAAAAAAATTAAGATGTGTGAATTCCAAATTGAAAGTATGTATCATATGAGCGCGTCGACCACAACATGTGATGAAATAATGGGGGTCGTGTCTGTCTCATATCCGATTGAAAAACTAGTTATCCAAATTATTGAAACAAAGGCAAGATTACAAAACTATAAAAATAGATCTATAAATAATATGGCGTTGTTGAAAAAGGTACTTAACTATTATACAGAAAAAGAGCAGAAGCAAGTTGTAAAATATATGCGTTCAAATGGACGATATAAGCCCTGCAACGTCATTGAACGCTTACAGGTTGATTTGTATCAAGCAAGTATTAAACAACGTTCAGAACGTCAAAAACAAAGAAATACAGCAATTGTAAACAGTAAGATTGCACGAGTAAATGCTTATCATCAATCTTCACATGTAAAAGTGGTGTAACAATGGATAAAAAGCAAATAAAAGGCTTCGTGTGTGATTATCATAAGAGAACTAGAAGTGATGCATTGATAGATGATGAAATAAATACCGATGAATTCTTTTCAATAGGTGATGAAAATTCTAATGAATGGATGGCAGACGATAACATTGATGATCATATTGTAAAGAATCACTTAGAAATGATTGTTGACCAAGTAGCTAATGATAAAGAGTTTTATATTTTCGATTCTTTAATACAAGGACGTAGTTTTAAAGATATTAGCAATGTCTTAGAGTGTTCAGAACAATCTGTAAGATTATGGTATGAAACCTTATTAGATAAAATTGTGGAGGTGATAGAATGAGTGAGTTAACGGCAAAACAAGCGCGTTTTGTGAATGAGTATATAAGAACACTTAATGTAACACAAAGTGCCATAAAAGCAGGCTATAGCGCAAATAGTGCACATGTGACAGGATGTAGGTTATTAAAGAAGCCACACATCAAGCAATATATACAAGAACAAAAAGATAAGGTTATAGATGAGAATGTATTAACCGCAAAAGAGTTACTACATGTGCTTACGAATGCGGCAGTCGGTGATGAAACAGAAACGAAAGAAGTTGTGGTCAAACGTGGAGAATATAAAGAGAATCCACAAAGTGGCAAAGTACAGTTAGTCTATAACGAACATGTTGAACTGGTAGAGGTGCCAATTAAGCCAAGTGATCGTTTAAAAGCTCGTGATATGTTGGGTAAATACCATAAGTTATTTACAGATAAGCATGATATTAACGGGAATGTGCCTATATTCATTAATATTGGTGAATGGGATGGCGATGATGAAGATTTAGATAAGACGGTACAAGAGGTATCTAACGCTAATCCTAATCATACTGTGATTGTGGATGATATACCGTTAGAGGATTGATTACAGTAAAAACGATTATCATATTGAGTTAGTGAGGATTAGTTTACTAATTCACCCTAGCTTTATATTAAAGCGTTATAAAGATAAAAGGGAGAACGCTTATTATAATTAACGGACTCCCTTTATTAATAATTATTACAGAAAAAGTGGTAAATTAATTAATTTCTGCTTCTATAGTTTTTATTTCATCAATATTTATAGGTGGTTTTTCAGTATTGTATTCAAACTTTTTAGATAAATCACTTTGATATGTGGATCCGTCATTCATTGTTATTTTCCAATAACCACCCGTTTTATCGCTTGAACGATATAATCCATGTATTTGAGTTAGCTGATGACGAATTTCAAAGTCTAAAGTTGATATAGCTAATTGTTTTTTATCGAACTTTGGCCAATACTTTAAGGGGCTATCTTTACCATGAACCTTAACTTTTAAAGGTAGTTCTATTGGAGTAGGTAATTTTTCAGTATTTGTAACGCCACTTATTTGGAAATGGATATAAGTTCCTTCGCTAGTATGTTGGCTTTTTTTAGTTCTTTTTGTGTTTAAGTCAACTTTTTCCCCTTTTGTAAAAGCAGGGCTATAATAAGGACTCGGAAAAATTATAAGGCTGATGCTGCCATCTGTGTTTTTTATACGCATAGATCCTAAGGAATTATCTAAAACTTCACTATTTGTAAAAGTGTCAGACCCACTACTATACCAGTCTAGCAAATCCTTTATATTATCGTTTGTAGATGCTTTTGCAGTTTTGATTATTTGATTAGATGATAAGGGAACAGGGGTAAAATCTGTAGCGATTGTCGCAAGCAACAAAGGGCTTACGATAAAAAAATTCATTAGTAATTTTTTATTCAT